CCATTTACCGAAGAAGGCAAGTGCAACATGACCGAAGCAGGTAAAATGTGCCCACAGCACGGCATGATGGAGTGTGGCATGGAAAGCCAAGACAATTCACCATTGGCCGGGCAGTATGGACATTCGGGCAAGATGAAGCCGGTAGAAAAAGATGTCTCGTTCTTGGACCGTCTCAAAGAACTATCTGGCATGATGCGCAAGTAAATTGCAAATAGAACAACCGCGTCATAAATAATACTTGACGCTAAGGAATTAAGCGTGTACACTACACAAGTGAATACGCTTTTTTCTTTTGTATCACAGGCAACGTAACATCTAAACATTTAGATAGGCAACACATAGTAAAACTTTTAGAAAGGCAACTCAACTATGGCATCATTAGCAGAAATTCGCGCAAGACTAGCCGCTAGCGAATCAAAACAAGGCGGAAACTCCACAGGCGGTGACAACGGGATTTACCCACATTGGAACATGGAAGAAGGCGCCAGTGCCACACTCCGGTTTTTGCCTGATGGTAACACTAAAAACACATTCTTTTGGCAAGAGCGGGCCATGATCCGTTTGCCATTCAATGGCATCAAAGGCGAAGCAGACTCAAAGCAAGTCTATGTCCAAGTGCCATGCATGGAAATGTGGCAAGAGACCTGCCCAGTGCTGACGGAAGTTCGTACCTGGTTCAAGGACAAAGCTCTTGAAGACATGGGTCGTAAGTATTGGAAAAAACGCAGTTATATCTTCCAGGGGTTTGTACGTGAGAATCCCTTGGCCGACGACAAGACTCCAGAGAATCCAATCCGTAGATTCATCATTGGTCCACAAATCTTTACACTTATCAAAGGTGCATTGATGGATCCAGAACTGGAAGAATTGCCAACAGACTTGATGCGTGGCTTGGACTTCCGTATCAGCAAGACCAGCAAAGGTGGCTTTGCCGACTACAACAGTAGTAAATGGGCACGCAAGGAGTCAGCACTGACTGAAGTGGAACAAGCTGCGATCGAAAAACACGGACTGTTTGATTTGAGCACATTCTTGCCTAAGAAGCCAAGCGAGGCCGAAGTCAAGGTCATCAAGGAAATGTTTGAAGCGTCAGTAGACGGACAGACTTATGACACCGAACGTTGGGGTCAGTATTTTCGCCCAGCAGGTGTGACAGCTTCTGCCGGTGCTGTTGCGGTAGATGAGGATGCTCCAGCACCTGCGGCTCGACCAGCTCCAGTGGCGGCAAGTAGTTTTGACGACGAAGATGCACCTGCAACAGCAAGTGCTCCGGTGGCTGCCAAGCCAACGACTCAAAAAGCCGAAGATATTTTGGCCATGATTCGTAGCCGTCAAAAATCTTAATCAATGCTGTCGTATTTAGATTGTATTATTTTTCCAGACCGCTGTGAGGTAATAGAAGTTGTACCGTCACAGCGGTATGTGTATCCTATATTCAAAAATGCTTCATCTAGTTTGCATTATCGGGCTATACAAAGCAGCTGGAGAATAATATTCAATGAGCAAATCAAAAAATTAAGTCATATAGAAGTAATCTTACGAGACCCTCAGCAACGGCTGGTGTCCGGATTCAACACATTTATACAACATGTGCTACAGGACAATCCAGAGTTAGATCAAAATACAGTTGTATGGTTTGCAAAAAATTATCTTTTTCTAGATCGTCACTATTGTCCACAGTTTTTTTGGTTGATCAATTTGTCAAGATATTTGTCTCCTGACACAGTATTGACTTTTCGACCTATGGACTGTGTCGCAGATATCGCACTACTTCATAAGTTACCAGAAGGCATAACGCCACCTACTGAAGACATAGCACAACAGGCCTTGTCAATTCCTAATATAGAAATGTATCAACGCCTAGACCAGTCCTTGTTTGACCAGTGTATGGGCCGATCCATGACCTTTGGACAGCTTTTGAATACCTTACGTCAACAAGACCCAACAGCATATGATTGGGTCATAGGACGTAGTCAACGCATTTTAAATTCTACCCATGTATTGCCCCAGACTTGATCATTTTGTACGTTTTAATTCCAACGGCACAGTGAGCCGTTGCGGCCACATGGTCAATGCTCCACAGTTTGACAGTCTCGAAGACATGGAAAACAGCACTTGGTTGACCAAGACACGTGAAAAGATGCAGGCCGATCAGTGGCCTGCAGAATGTGTGCGCTGTCAAGAAACTGAACCCAACAGCATACGTCACTATGCCACGGACCTAGATAACCAAACTGACCAATGTGATTACTTGCAGGTAGGAGGAGTGTTAGACAACGTGTGTAACGCGGCCTGCTTGAGTTGTAATGAAACCTTGAGCACTCGTATAGGCAATCTGAATGGACGAGGATTTCCTGTGTACAACAATCTTGATAGATTCTGGGCCTTGCCACAAGATCGTATAGTTCACTTGGACGTCAACGGTGGAGAGCCCAGCTACAGCAAAAACTACAAAAGTCTATTGACCAATCTGCCGCCTAACCTACGCACCTTGCGACTCAACACCAACTGTAGCACAGTTCTGTCAGAACTCACAGACATAGCTGACCGCGGCATCAAGGTCACAGTCACAGTCAGTTGTGATGGCATTGGACCTGTACATGAACTCGCACGTTGGCCCATCACATGGCAGACGTTCTATGATAATCTCATGACCTACAAGACTATGCCTGTGCAGTTGAATCTTTGGACCACGGTCAGTGTTCTCAATGCAGATGATCTGCCCAACATCCAGGCATTTGCCAAACAGCACAAGATTGATCACAGTTGGGCTTATCTCAAACATCCCTGGGAACTGTCGGTGGATAATAAAGACATTGAAGCCACGCAAGCATACATACGCAAACAAAAATTGCTTAGGGAAATCGTATGAAAATTGCAATCACTGGTCATACCGCAGGCATCGGGCAGGCACTTGCTGAACAATACACAAGATTGGGCCACGAAATTGTGGGCCTGAGCAAACGCGAAGGCAACAACATACGCAACATTCCAAAGATATGTGATCAGATTGAATCCTGTGACATGTTTGTGAACAATGCTCAAGCTGGCTACGCACAAACAGAACTGGTGTTTGAAATGGCCAAACGATGGTCCGGAACACGCAAACACATGGTGATTGTCAGCACACAAATGACACAGTATCCAATCAGCCCTTTGCCAGGATTGGAAATGGATCAGTATAGAATACAAAAAGTTGCACTGGAGGAGGCAGTAAAACAATTGCGCAATCGTGAACTAGGCATAACATTTACCATAGTTCGTCCAGGCAATATAGCCACCAGTGCAGACAAAACAGTGCCGCCAGCGGCCGATGTCAACAACTGGGCTCACACCTTGGTAGAAATTTTAAATCTAGCAACAAAAAATAAATTGTGCATACCGGAAATAAGTATTGGACCATGATCACACCAAAACAAATACTGACCGGTGGCACCTTTTGTCCTTTGCCTTGGACTGGTCTCATGTACAACACAGATGGCCGGGTGAAAAACTGCATTCGCAGTGCCGGGCACCTGGGTAATATTCAAGATCATCCCATACAGGACATCTTGCATGGGCCAACCAATCTGGACACACAACAACGCATGCTGGACAATCAACCCGGTCAGGATTGCCACCCTTGTTACAGTCTTGAAAACAAAAAATTAGGCTTTGACATCATTAGTGATAGAATATTTTACATACGTGAGTTGAAACAGGTGCCATTGACGACCTACCAACTTGGACAACATGACCTGCATACCATAGATGTACGTTGGACTAACCTGTGTAATTTTGCATGTGTGTATTGTGGTCCTGCATTCAGTAGCCGATGGGCCGATGAATTAGGCACAGCAATGGTTCGTCCTACTCAGACACAGGTCGACGAGTTCAAAAAATACATATTTGATCATGCGTCTACTCTACAGCATGTGTACATGGCCGGCGGCGAACCCTTGCTGATGAAGGAAAATTTGGAGTTGTTGGCATTGCTAAAACAGGTCAACCCAGAAGTAAATCTGCGAGTCAATACCAATCTCAGCAAAACAGATACTCGGGTTTTTGAAGCCATATGTGAGTTTAAAAATGTGCATTGGACCGTGAGTGTGGAATCTTTGGCGCAGGAGTTTGAGTATATTAGATTTGGCGCCCACTGGAGGGACTTTTTGGACAACCTACAAACAATCACGCAACTGGAACACAAAATATCGTTTAACATGCTGTGGTTTTTGTTGAACTATGATTCCATATTTGACTGTGTTGATTACCTAAAACAGATTGGATTCCACAACAACAGTTTTGTCATTGGAGCTCTTTTGGGTCCAGAGGCCCAGGGTCCAGAATACCTAAACATTAGGAATCTGCCAGAAAATGTGTTAAAATTACTTGAACACAAACTGCAAGATAAAATATCCGAGTCACCTGGATATCTATTAGAAGACAGTTATCGGAATATGTTGAACTATATCCAAACGCCTTTTGAGAAAAATCTCAAAAGATCATTTGAAAAGTTATGGGAAATGGATCAGCGTCGTGGAGTAGACAGCAGTAAAATTTTTACAGAATTATACAAACTTAAAGAAGGAAAGTAATCATGGCAAAACCATTTGACATCAGCAAGTTCCGCAAGGACATCACCAAAAGCATTGAAGGCTTGAGCATTGGATTCAACGACCCAACTGATTGGATTTCAACAGGCAACTTTGCCTTGAATTATCTTATCTCAGGAGACTTTAATCGAGGTATTCCTTTAGGTAAGATCACAGTGTTCGCCGGCGAGTCTGGTGCAGGCAAAAGTTATATTTGTTCCGGCAACATTGTCAAGAACGCACAAGAGCAAGGCATTTTTGTTATCCTAGTTGATACAGAAAACGCACTTGATGAAACATGGTTACATGCACTTGGTGTGGACACCGGTCCAGACAAGTTACTTAAATTGAATATGAGTATGATCGACGATGTGGCCAAGGCTATTTCAACATTTATGATCGACTACAAAGCCCTGCCCGACGGCGAGCGTATGAAAGTGCTGTGGGTTATTGACAGTTTGGGTATGTTGCTTACTCCAACAGACGTTAACCAGTTTGAAGCAGGTGACATGAAAGGCGACATGGGTCGCAAACCTAAAGCACTCACAGCCTTGGTTCGTAATTCAGTCAACATGTTTGGCGGCTATAACGTTGGAATGGTTTGTACCAATCATACCTATGCCAGTCAAGACATGTTTGATCCAGATGATAAAATCTCAGGTGGGCAAGGCTTTATCTATGCAAGTTCAATTGTGGTTGCCATGAAGAAAATGAAGCTCAAAGAGGACGAGGACGGCAACAAGATCAGTGAAGTCATGGGTATCCGTGCTGGTTGTAAGGTAATGAAAACTCGTTATGCTAAACCGTTTGAAGGCATGCAGGTTAAGATTCCATACGAAACAGGTATGAATCCCTACAGTGGCCTAACTGACTTGGCAGAGAAAAAAGGTATTCTTAAGAAAGACGGCAATCGTCTGATGTTTGTCACAAGCGATGGTGAAATTATCAAACAGTTCCGCAAAGCATGGGAATCAAACGAAGATAGTTGTTTAGATAAAGTAATGCTGGATTTTAAAAACCAGAAAGAAACAGTAATCACTGAAAATACAGCCACGGAGGAATAATAGATGTCAGCAGAACTAAGCCGAGAAATTTGGAACGAACTCAAACGTTACGTAAATGTTGTGGATCGCAACGATGCCGCAGAAACCTTGGTATCGGTGTTGATTGACAACGATGTAGCAGCCGATGAGATCAAAGAAACTTTCAAAAGCGATACGGAAGTAAAGCGTGCTCTAGCCCACTATCTCAAAGATCAGGAAGAAGAGGAAGACGACGACGACAGTTGGGAAGAAGAGGAAGACGACGAGTACTAATAACTTCTATGGTTGATAATTTTTATTGCAGTCAAAAATTCACCAGTCTCAGCGTTGATTTAGAAAAAAGATTACTGTATTCTTGTTGTTCCGCGGTTCCGGAAAAAATTGATTTGGACTGGCTAAAGGACAATCCTGGTCAGTTGTTCAACAGCCTTAAACTGCAACAGGAAAGGCAAGACATGTTGGACAACCAACCAGTGGCCAGTTGTCAACAGGCCTGCTGGACTCCTGAATCACAGGGACTAGAAAGCCCGCGAACTCTACACAAAACTTACAATTTAACTCACACTGATACAAAAACAGTTGACCCTGGGAAATTGAACATTATATTGGGATCAACTTGTAATCTCACCTGCGTGTATTGTTGCAAACAGTACAGCACTGCCTGGACTCGAGATATAAAAAACAACGGAGTATATTTTGACAGTGCGAGATTTAATTTGGTGCCCTTGGATAAAATCCTGTCTCGCATAAGCCAACCCGAACACGAACAATCCGAAGGCTTTGATATCATTGTTAAAGAATTATCCAACTACAAAAATCTCAAAGAAATTGTGATCGACGGAGGCGAACCTTTTTTATACAACGGGTTTCCTGATTTGTTAAACAGTTTGTCAGACAATGAAAATTTATTGTTTTATACAGGGCTAGGTGTCGATGGCCGACGACTGATTGCCCAACTTGATCGTATACAACACAAGGAAAAAATCACAGCCGTGATCAGTGCTGAAACTTGTGATCGCTTGTACGAATTTACCAGATACAACAACACATATCAAAAATTTTTAGAAAATTTAAAAATACTGCAAGGCCATATGACTGTGAAATTTTCATCGGTACTGAGTAATTTGACCATACATGGCATAGTTGATTTTGTTGATCAATTCGCTGATCAAGTTTCATTTTATAATTTTTGCAACGACCCAATTTATTTGAGCATCAATGTGCTGGACGACAAAACCAAAAACAACTTGGCCACCTCAATCTCTAACAGCAGTATCCGACTCAAAGACAGTATTATAACAACCATGATGAAACCTTGCTCAGAGTTGCAACGACAACAGCTTTCCAGTTATCTCAGCCAATATGCTCAGCGAAGGAATCTCACGCTTGACATCTTTCCGCTAAGTATGTTACAATGGTTAAATCTAACATGAAGGCATTATATGTGGTATAGTAAAGTTGTAGCCAACCTTGGTGCTATTCCAGACTTTATAGCACACTACGAAACCGAGCTGGAATCAGCCAAGATTGAATGCCGCATTGGCGGTCTTGTGGAAAAAAACATCACAGCCTTGCCTGGTATCACCGAACATAGATTCAATCAGCTACAAGAAATAGAAGCTGTGTTGAATTATCTCAACATACAACTGCGCAAGATCCGTCGTAGATATTTTCAAAAATATCTAGAAGGTTATGCTAGAGCCCTGACCAGTAGAGATGCTGAAAAGTATGTAGACGGCGAAGATGAAGTGATCGACTTTGAAACCATAATCAATGAAGTGGCCTTGCTACGCAACCGTTGGTTAGGCATCATGAAAGGGTTGGATACCAAACAGTGGCAGATGGGTCATGTGGTGCGCTTACGCACTGCTGGTATGGAAGACATAACAGTTTAACGCTTATGAACATAGGAATTGTTGGATACGGATGGGTAGGCAAGGCCACCCATGCCCTGTTTCCAGATGCACACATACATGATGTTTACATAGAGGAATTTAAAAATCCTTTGCCTCCGTGTGACATAGCATTCTTGGCAGTGCCCACTCCGTGGAACGGACACACTCTGGATGGCACTGAAGTTGAACATGCCATAGCAAATTGCCGCGCAGATTTGATTGTTATTCGGTCGGCCACACAACCAGGATTTGCTGATGCCATGGCCAAAAAATATCACAAACGCATAGTGGTCCAACCCGAATATCTAGGAGAAACTCCGTCTCACCCTGCGCTGAACATGCGGCATCGCGACTTCATCATACTAGGCGGCAGTGCCCAAGACCGACGCAAGGTCATTGAATGTTATACCACAGTGTACAATGCCAATGTGTCTATCAGACAGGTGACCAACTTAGAAGCGGAGATAATCAAACTGTCAGAAAATCGTGCTATTTTTTACAAAGTGTTACAGTGCCAAGAGTTGTATGATGCTTGTGAGGCCGCCGGTGTAGACTATTACACCATCAGAGATGCAGTTTACGGAGATGATCCTAGGATGAATCTCTGGTGGACATTTGTTTATCCCGACAAGCGCGGCGTGAATTCCAAGTGTCTCCCCAAAGATGTTTATGCCTGGTTGGCCTGGGCTGAATCCACAGGAATTGATCCAGCAGCCACCAGGTCTTTGCTGAGTTATAATCAAACGCTGATCAACAAGAATCAACGGTCTGTTACAAGCTATAAATAGTTGTATCATGAAGAAAAAATGGCTCAACACTCCAAACCCTTGGTTACGAACAGAAAACTTTGAAGGCTATGTCAAGACTTACTATGACAATCTCCTACAACATTTTACAAGATTCCGCAACGACTATTTTGTAGAAACAGGCACACACCTGGGCAATGGTTTAAAAACGGCCCTGGACGCTGGCCATAAAAAATGCTATACCATTGAGATACATGAACACCTGTACCAGGACGCTTGCAAAAGATTTGCCACAGAAATCGAACAAGGTCGTGTAGAATGTCGGCTAGGCGACAGTGCAGTGGCATTGCCGCAGATCATAGCAGGACTAACTGCACAAACCACATTTTGGTTGGATGCACACATCAGCGGCAACTACGGTATCAAGTTGGCCAAGAACTGTCCTATCTTTGAAGAACTAGATGCCATTGATTGTCACCCAATCAAAACTCATACCATCATCATTGATGACGTGGCCTGTTTTGATAACAAGGCACACGATAACATACCTTTGGAACAGGTTCAGCAACGCATTTCGCAAATCAACCCTGACTACAAATTTGAATTCTTGGATGCACATCTTCCAGGCAACATACTCGTAGCTTACATTTGAGTCAGCCATGAGCAGACAAGTTACAATATTCTGCGACGGAGGCCTGGGCAACAGATTGGGTAGTCTGGTTGGAGGACTGTATGTGGCCAATCATGTGGGTACCCGTGATATCACAGTGTGCTGGCCATCCAATAATTGGTGCGGTAGTTATTTTCAAGACCTGTTTGCCAATCAAGAATTTCAAATCGTCAGTTCATCTATCAATGACATCTTTGTGGCCGGCTTTGACCAGGCCTTTGTTGTACATGAAAATCAAACTGGTGCAGATCTAGGTTTGATATTGCCACAGTCCGGAGACTCACTAGATTGTCTGACACAGATACCCAACTCCATAGTGTACTATCACAACAAAATAGCACCTTACATGGACATGCAATTGGTCTGGAGCATGGCTAACCAACTACGGCCTGCAGACTCGATCAAACAACAGGTACAAGAATTCTGCAAACGCAATCAGATCAACAAATCGGTTACGGGCTTGCATCTTAGAAAAACTGAGAACTACAAGCTGGACGAAGGAAAATTATTCAAACGAGTCCAAGCCGCCCCGGGCCAAAGATATTTTGTTTGTAGCGACGATCAGGCTACAGAACAAAGATTTGCAACCTTGCCCAATGTATGCTGTTGGCCCAAAACCAGTTATGTCGGCAAGTTGATTGATGGCGATTGGCGTGCAGAAACCGTGGATGCCGATGGACGTAGATACAACTACAATATCGATCGTCCAAGACAAAGTGTGATTGAAGCTTTTGTAGACATGCTGATACTAAGCCAAACTACCATACAGTTTACGGTCAAAAGCAGTTTCAGTAGATTTGCTGAAGTGTTTGCCAACACCGGAGTGTTGCATGACTAAGGTCAACAAGAAAGGATTTTACTTGGCCTGTGATCATGGGTATTTTGAAATCTTGGCCAAGACATTTGTGCTCAGTGCCAAAAAGCATGCACCATGGGCTCATACGCATTTGCACATATTTGATGCCACAGCTTGTGACTTAGAGTGGGCCCAGGATTATGCGTGTTCGGTCACTGCAGAACCTACTCCACCGCAATACACAGATCAAGACAGCCGTTGCGGTTATTGGGTAAACATGCGATTTGTCAGATTGCCCGAGCTGTACGATGATGCAACACCGGTTATCAGCATAGATGCCGACAGTGTATTTGCACAAGCCTTGCCAGAGGATCATTTTGATATAGATATGAAGCACAGTTGGGTAACCACAGCCAAGAAACGTGAACAACGAAGCCTGGGCAGTGCTGTAGGCTTTGCACCAGATCGTGCCAGACATGATTTGAGAAACGCTTTGTTGGCATTACCAGAATTGACCTGGTATCAGGATCAAATTGAAATGGATCGTTTGTTGGATGCAGGCATATTTGCCGAGCAAGATCGACGCTACAGTGATTTTAAAATGACCGCAGACAGTTATATCTGGACCGGCAAAGGTGATCGCAAGTACAAACATAGTTTTCAACAGTTAAGTGCCACGTATCATGCGTAAATTTTTACTAGACGGCGGCACACATTTAGGGCAAGGACTCAAGCAGATTATGCGTAACCATGCTGTGGATGACACCTGGTTGGTGCATACCTGGGAAGCCAATCCTTATACGCATGCCAAATACACAGCCAAAAACAACTTGAATTGGATCAACAGTTACAATCAAGCCTTGTCTGACCACTCTGGTGACATAACACTCAATATAGAAACTGCTGAAACCAAATATCAAAAAGGTCTGGCACCTATAGGACAAGGCAGTAGTATTTTAGAACTTGATCGCTGGCAAGCAGGTCCACACATTGGTACATTTCAAGAACAATGCATAGTACCTTGTATAGATTTTGCCCATTGGATCAAAAACAACTGTGCCTTAGACGATTTTATTGTGTGCAAGTTAGACATAGAAGGAGCCGAGTATCAGGTCCTGGAACACATGCACGATTTAGGAGTATTGAATTGGATCAATCATTTGTATGTAGAATGGCATGCGACTATGATCAACGATGTAGAACTGTTACAAAAAGAACAACAACTAAGATCTATCATACAATCCTATGACATAAACTTGGTTGAGTGGCACTGACATGAAATACGCCTTTGCCCGAGACATGCCCGGAGAAGGTCCCAGTTGGGCACTGGCTCCTTGGCAACAACGTGGACTAGAATACTTTGATCGTGTGGCCGATGTGCCAGATACCTATGTATTGATAGCCAATCATTTTGCACCCTGGTGGTCACCCTTGAAAGAATACATCGCAGAAGGCAGACCCTGGATAGAAATTGAGTACGGTTACTGGGGCCCCGACACACCCAGAAGAGAAACACGCCGAGTGACCTATTGTGGACACCACAACATACACATGCGATCAGTGCCTTACAGTCGCGTTGACTTGTTTCCAGTTCCGTCACATCAGCCCTGGCGTGACACCGCAGGTGAATACGTGATTGGCATACAACCTGTGGAAGAAATCCTGTTGCAACGAACCGGCGAAAATTTACAGCAGTTTAGAGATCGATTGACTCTGGCCATACAACCTTACTGGTCTGGGCCCATACACTGGCGTAAAAAACGTGGCGGCGCCAAACCGGGAAGATTTGACAGTTTTGTTGAACAATTGGCTACAGCTCATGCGGTCATTGGCGAGCGTACCATGGCCACTGTGGAAGCATGCCTGTTGGGCGTGCCCGGATTTACTGTGGATGCCAGCATGAGCACCTTGTTAGTGGGCAGCATAAAAAACTTGGCCGCACCTCTGCGGCCTGATCGTACTGCCTGGTGGGAACACATCTGCTGGAGTCAATTCAATCGTGCAGAATTTGAAACTGCTGTGCCCGCAGAACTGGTAGAACAGTATCAAATTTTGCGACATTAACTGCCCAGATAAATATCAGCATGAAAAGAATCGTTTTGGCAACTGGTGGATTTGATCCTGCTCACAGCGGGCATGTGGCTTACCTAGAAGCAGCTAAAAAACTAGGTGATATTTTGATAGTGGGTTTAAATTCAGATGAATGGCTGATCCGCAAAAAAGGACGGGCTTTTATGCCGTTCAGTGAGCGCGAAGCAGTGTTACGATCCATGCGTTGTGTTGATGAAGTAATCAAATTTGATGACAGCGACAACAGTGCAAAAATGGCCGTCCATCATGTCCGACGACTTTATCCGCACGATCATATTATATTTGCCAATGGCGGTGATCGAACAAAACAAAACATTCCAGAAATGGACTTGTTAGACCTCAATCTGCGTTTTGATTTTGGTGTAGGCGGCAACAACAAAGCCAATTCCAGCTCATGGATCTTGGAAGAGTGGAAATCTCCTAGAACTGATCGCGACTGGGGATACTATCGTGTCCTACATTCCGTCGCATCCACGCTCAAGGTCAAAGAACTCACCGTGGCGCCAGGCAAATGGCTCAGCATGCAACGACACAATCAACGCAGTGAATTTTGGTTTGTAGCATCAGGCACTGCCACCGTGTATACTTTGAACGTCAAAAGTGATTTTGAACTCATGGCGGTGGTCAACCAGCACGGCCATGTCTGGGTCGACAATCGTCAATGGCATCAATTGCGTAACGAACATGAGGTTCCACTCAAAGTAGTAGAGATACAATTTGGTACCCAGTGTGAAGAATTGGATATCGAAAGACAACAATGACACCGATTCCGGTATTTGTTGGTTATGATCCCCGAGAAGCCATAGCGTTTCATACCTGTGTGAACAGTATCATTCGTCATGCCAGTCAACCTGTGGCCATTGTGCCCGTGGCACTAAATCTGTTCCGAGATTATGAAGAAACACACACTGATGGCAGCAATCATTTTATCTATACACGATTCTTGGTGCCACACCTCATGAGTTACACAGGATGGGCCATATTCATCGACGGGGACATGATCCTGCGTGATGATATTGTAAAACTGTGGAATATAAGAAATGAGGATCATGCTGATGTATTTGTGGTCAAACACGATTACAAGACCAAAATGACAGAAAAGTATCTAGGCAGCAAAAACGAAGACTATCCAAGAAAGAACTGGAGTAGTGTGATCCTATGGAACTGTAGTTCATGGCCCAATAGAAAACTCACACCAGAATTTGTTCAACGTGCCACTGGCGCTGAATTACATAGATTTAGCTGGCTGGACGACAAGCGAATCGGTGAGCTACCACCCGAATGGAACTGGTTGCCCGACGAGTATGGTGTCAATCCTGATGCCAAACTGTTGCATTATACCTTGGGCACGCCTTGTTTCCACGAGTTCGCTGATACTCCTCAGGCTGAAGAATGGCACAAAGAACGCATGTTCACTGAATATTGTCAACAGAGGATTGAGTGAAAATAGACATACCAATCCGTCCAGAGATAGGACCAACGGATCTGTTGTGCATCAATCGCAAACTGCATGATCAACCAGTCAAGCCCAGGCAAGCAGCCTTTGTGGATAGATTCATGGCCGGAGCTGTGACATCTGGTCACCCCAGTCATTTGGTCAGCTATCACGAAGCCATGCAGTATCCCACAACCAATCCTTGGCACATACGTGGTATGAAATTCACAGCCGGAGTCAATGACTGTTGGCGTGATGGTCGTACTTTTTATTACATTGACAATGGATATATAGGCAATGGGCAAGCCAAAACTTATTTCAGGATTATCAAAAATCACGTGCATGATATACGTGCTATCATTGAACGTCCTGGAGATCGCCTGGCCCGTTGTTTTATCCGCCTTAAACCCAAAAGCTCTGGCAGTAAAATTTTGATTGCTCCGCCCAGTCAGAAAAGTCTCAGCTTGTGGGGCATGGATCCAGAAGTATGGGTAGCAGAAACTGTGGCTCACCTTAGACAACACACGGATCGACCCATTGAAATCCGACTCAAACGATCCAGAGCCGAACGCATGACAGAGAATACCATGGAAGAAGCCTTGGCCGATGATGTGTATTGCCTGGTCACCTACAACAGCGTGTCTGCTGTAGAAGCTGTGATGTTGGGCAAACCAGCTATCACTTTGGGACCCAATGCAGCCACAGTAGTATCTAACAGTCAGATCAGTGATGTAGAAAAATTAAGTTTTCCCGATGACGATCTCAGAGAAGCTTGGCTACGACATCTCAGTTACAGTCAATTTACCTTTACAGAAATGAGTGACGGCACTGCCTGGAGGATCTTAAACAGTTAGTTGGGTGTTTTCTAAACAAGGCAAAAAGTGTTGATAGATCATGCCGTTGCGTGCTTCGTTATCAGTCCAGTGTGCGGCACTGAGATCATAGAGCCACTGAGTTCGATCTGGCATAGCAGGTGATTCAATTTGTGCCAGATCTTTATTGGCCACGGCCCATGCCACACAATCATCATCATCGGCAAACACAGGTATGCCGGCCAACACAGCCGCTACGCTACTGGAACTATTGCAGAACACTGCGGCCCAGGCATTGAATAGATCTTGTTGTAATGTGTTTGCGTTGACGCTTTCACTTACTCCAGGCAAACTGGTTAATTCTGACAAATTTATTTTGTGTTTGGGGTGCGACCGAATCAAAATTGGCCTGTTGGTAATTGACCGTAGACGTTGTACAGTTTGCCTAGTCCACTCAACCATGTCAGTGCCTTTCATTGACCATCCGCCATCACGTTGCAAACACACCAACACATAGTCTCCATTGGCTCGCCAGGGTTTTAAATCAAGATTGAGTTTGCGTTGGATCTGTTGCCATTTAGAATTATCACTGTGGGCATTGGCATAATTATTGGTGTTGTAAAATACTCCATCAAGACTGTAACGCAAAAAATAGCTGTCGGTATCTACAAATTTAAAACAACTGGCGTCAATGGGCATGACATGTTGTTTGGTACGCAGTTGATGATCAATCACATCACGTCTGAGCTGTATGTGGGGTCCACGAATTTTAGTGCCAACCCAGCCTAGAATTACAGCCAGCCGGCAATCCACCACTTGTGGTTGTGTTTGTACCAATACACTGGCACCTTGTGCCTGAGCACCTTCAGCAAATGCTCGTAACACCTCGACTTTGCGATTGCGATCTGCAATCCTGGGCAGGCTACTGAGATATACCACAACATCATACATGATAAAATTTCTTTGTGATTTTTGCAGCTGTGCCATTGAGCATTTCGACTTTGGTAAATTGACAATAGCTTAGAGCACACAACCAATCACCAATGGGACCACGATACAGATCATTGATGTCTTCAATTTTGGTCCTGGCCACAGGCACGGATATATGTTGTCCAAGGGTAATAACAGGTATGCCCAACCAGATCGCTTCAATGGCGGCAACACTGCTGTCACTGATCACGCAATAATAATCATCTGGATTGTCCTTCAACTGTTGGTACACCGTGACACGAGTTTTTCTTGATGTAGTCTTGCTTTTGAATTCAATCGGCCGATCGGTTAGATTTTGTAGTGTTTTACGCAGCTGATATCGCCAGTTAGCCAAACAGGTGTCCTGCATTTTGTAGTGTGATTCACTGCTTTCGACCACAAGAATTTTGTTTCCACCGGTCCGCCAAGTCTCAGGAAATTTTGTAAACATGCCCAATCTATCAGCTGGAAATTGTTGCTCCATGATGTCATGATGCGTGTGATTTTTGACCAACCTGTGCCAGGTTTTTTTACCGGTGAGAAAATTTGTGTAACCAGAATCAATAAACCACATGGGTTTGCCATGGGTCAACCGGTCCTGGATCAGCAGTTCGTTGCCCAGTATATTACGCAACAGCACAGGTTCATTGGTATCAACCTGTTCTCCTTGCAAGGCCCACGTGGGTTCGCCTTTGTTGAATTGTCTGCTTATGGTTTTGACAAAAGTCAGTCGAGGATCGGTCACACACAACTCTATCAGATAATCACGATCTAGATCATATTCGTGCAGATTTTCCGACAACCAGTTGATCAGTTTTCGGTACCGATCTTTGTATTCAGTGACCACACGATTTTTCCACACTTTGAGATCTTCATGTAGGCTTTGTTGTACCACTTTGAAATCAATGTTTAACAGTCTGGTTTGTTCAAAGTTTTGTTGGCAACTGTTGAGATAAGCTGTGGTAATAGTCCAGTCGATATGCACAGATTTTTTAAGATGTCTTATCAAGATCCGATCGGCCAAGGGTGCCACAAGTTCTTCGTAATTCAAGATACCATGCATCTAACTACCATCCTAGAATTATGTCGTTGCGAACTCGATCAAGTTCTCGGGCCCCCCAACTTTTCAACAGATCCACTGCGTCATATTGAGTATGTTTGGTAATACCTGTGTCCTTGTGTAATTTTTGTTCAACTACCATAACAGGACACGATGTTCGTATGGTTTGTTCTGCGCCCAACAGAATCTCATATTCATAACCTTCACAATCAATTTTACAGTAGTCAAATTTGGGCAAGTTCAAATGATCTAGCCGGTACATGGGAATAGTTCCGAGACCCATGGTGGTAGGGTTGACATGACTGTGTCCGGTATTTTCTAAGGTTATGTTCATGTCAATCATGCTGTCTTCTCGACCCAGAGCACACTCGCGTATTTCTAGATTGGCACTGGGAACATTGAGTCGTAGGCAATCTCTAAAATCAGCCACGGGTTCAAACGCGATTACCTGAGTAAAGCACTGTGCTAGGTCTCGACTCCATAGTCCCACATTGGCACCAATGTCTACGGCAATGCCTTTGTTGGGTGTGAGTGCAATGCTGCGCTGTCGTGCCTGCTCTTGATAAGCGGCACCTCCGCCCTTTTTGATATTCTTTGCCAGCATGCCAGCAAAATGCGTGTCTTGATCTGGAAACCACCAGCCGTGAGTTTGGTACATGTTAGTCTTTGTCCAGATTAAAATTTACTTTGGGTTGTGTGAGTACTCTTTGCCAATAAGGATGGTCGGGGTGACTGATCACTTCTTTGGGCTTGCTGTGACCATGATTTTTCCTGTCACCTTTGACATGATCCATGTATAGACCTAGTTCACTGTTGATAAACGGATGCCCAGCCAGGCCTTTGTCTGTCCACGACGGGTTGAGATTAAAAAAATTATTGGTTAGATGATATTGTTTGCGTACAACATCCCAGATATAACTGTCGTGCCATTCACGTTCTTTAAAGATTTGATCGGTGTTGTACATGCCAACAAAATCTCTGATAAAGTTACGGGTTTCTGGATGGTCCAAATTGTATGCCACCCATCCACATTCACTGTGATATTTTTCACCACGTCCTAGATAGCTGATCATAGCGGATTCGGGACAGACTTTGCTCAACCATTCTACCGGCACAGGACTGTGAGTATGGGTATCAGCATCCAACCAGATCATCCAGCCCGAGCTGAGATTGTCAGCACACAAGGCCACACTGAATACCTTGTAGGCAAATCTTACAGCATGCCATCTAAAGGCCTTTTTGGGATTCCAAACTTCGGGCGGCCCAGCTTGTCCGTGTGCCAAGGGGTTGTTTCTGTGTCGTTCCACAAAGGCCCTACAGTTGTTGCTGACCTGCATGAGATCGTACACATGACTGTTGCTTCTGACAACTTCGGGTTGGCAGTTTTCAGCACACACAATCAAGTCAACTTCGGCAGGCCAGTGCTGTTCAAATGTACGGATCATGCGCTGGCCATATTGTTTTAGACCCTCCTCGTGAAACGAGGTAATTACTGTATATTTCATAATGGATATTTAGTGATCAAATCGGTGGCCTATTTTCCTTTGCAGTGTGCCAAGAACAGTGTGCCTGTGATGGGTGCCATGCTGGACTCTTTGCGCAATGCTGGCATAAGCACCCAGGAAAACAGTTGGGACGCGGATGCGGCAATCATATGGTCAGTATTGTGGTCAGGACGCATGGCCGCCAATCAGGCAGTTTGGAGTCACTATAGAAGCCTGGGCCGGCCAGTCATTGTCATAGATGTGGGTGCCTTGTACCGCGGTGAAACCTGGAAGATAGCTGTAAACTCAATAACAGCCGACGGGTACTATGGACACACAGAAAACTTGGATTGGAACCGCCCCAGACACCTGGGCATAAGTCTGGCCCTCAATTTGACCCGTAATCCCCGGATTGTGATAGCCGCACAACATGCCCGCAGTCTCCAAGTAGTGGGCCTGGTCAGCATGGAAGGTTGGGTCGTCCAACAAGTAGAACGACTACGCACAGTCACTGATCGTCCCATCGTAGTACGCCCACACCCTAGAAGTGCATTGGACTGGGCCGGACTGGTACACTTGCCCAAGGACGTCATCATAGAGCAACCACAGAAAATAGACAACACCTATGACAGCTACAACTTGGCCTTTGACTGCCATGCCATCGTTAATCACAATTCAGGCCCTGGCATACAGGCCGCACTTGCAGGAACCAGACCCATTGTGGATGTCAGCAGTCTGGCCCATCCTGTGAGCATACAAATAGAAAACATTGATCAGCCCTATACAGTAGATCGTGATCAGTGGCTGGTTGAAATTTGTCATACCGAATACACAGTTGAAGAAATAGCGCAAGGTCGTTGGTTGACTCGCTTGTCTTCTGCCTTGCAACGCAATCATGGATAAAAATACCAAACGAGCTCTTAAATTGGCGGCCGCGCATGATCCTGCGGCACGACAAGCTCTGAGACAATCGCTGAATGCTGAACGCAATCAACTGCCAGAATCGGGCCCAATTGATTGTGCCTGTGTGATACATGGATCTGTCTACAGTTGGGACTATGTAGAACGCCTGTACAGCATGCTGAATCGTCACATCACACCCGGCGTAAGATTGCATGTGTACACCGAAACAGATCGACCAGTGCCTGAAAATTTTATCAAACACGGACTCACTGACTGGTACATCAATGGCCCTAAAAAGTCCTGGTGGTACAAGATGCAACTGTTCAACACTGATCACTATGCAGGACCTTTGTTGTATTTTGATCTTGATGTGGTAATCACACAAAACATTGACTGGATTTGGCAACTGGATCTGCAACATTTTTGGGCAGTGCGCGATTTTAAATATCTCTGGAGACCAACCACCTACAATATCAATTCCAGCGTCATGCGTTGGGATACACGCCGGCATGGTCACATCTACCAAAATTTTATTACAAAAGATTTTGCTCAGATTTTGAAAAAATATCGTGGAGATCAAGACTATATCACAGATTGCTTTTTGCCCGATCAGCGCAGATTTTTTGACGTAGGGCGAGTGGCCAGCTGGCGTTGGCAAGCATTTGATGGTGGATATGATCATCATAAACGGATATATCGTCAGCCCGGCACCGGCACGCAACTGGCAAAAAACAACAGCATTTTGATTTTTCATGGCCAGCCCAAACCAGACAGCATACAAGATCCACTGATCTTACAACACTGGAAATAGCATAAATACCTGTGGAGATCTTAAAAATGACCAATAGAACTATACAATTTCATGGACAAGGGTTTGGACCCACTGCTGTAGAAATTTCTGTAACTGCCAACGGTAGTCAAGTGTTTAACGGACCTGTTCCTACACTAGATCAACCATTGGTACCATTGCAATGGCCACTGGAGCAGTCTGAAATATTGTTTTCCATTGAAGTTCCAGTGGAATTTCAGGGAACTATGCCTGTAGAAATTACAGTGAATTCCGGCGGTGGTATTTTGTTGCATGATGTGTCTATTAACTATGTGCCGCTTCCTAACAATGTGTCCAGCGGCGCTCAAGGATTTGAATTTATTTTTATTCACGAAAGCGATATGTACGATTTCAGGTTAGATGGCAATCCAGCACCATCTCTGGTATGTCCTCCTGGAATAAGTGGTGACTGGTCTTTGCCATTGGACGCTAACAGAACATTTGCAGCTACACTCAACATACCCGCTGGCCTATTGTAACTGTACAACACTGCAAAAACCCTACTAAATGTAGGGTTTTTTTATGGTTGACCATTTATTACCTTTTTGCTACAATATTAGTATAATAATTAATAAGGAGTTTTTGATGGAATCAAACACAATAATCATTGTTTTAATGGCACTGGCATATGGCGCATTTTTGGGCTATTGTTTAGGTCGCTATCAAGGCTACAAAAACGGTGCCGATATAGCCCGTGAAATCTACCGCAAATAAGACGGTTGACCAGAAATCGCCAATATAGTATAATAGTTGTATTGTTAACAAAAAGGAGCTAACCTTGAGTACAGTAATGATTAAAAATGGTGTGTATCGCAATATTCCGGTGCAAGATGTTGCGTTCACTTTAGTTAAAGGATTTCAAACAGGTGCCAAAGGAGGCTATGTGACCGTGAATGCAGATGGCTATTTTGGCCCAGATTTGCCAGAAGTAGTTCGTATCAATGTAAACGGCATTGAGGATTTGGAATTTGTTGGCGGCTTACCGTCAGACAGTCCTGCTGTGGTTGTAGCAAAACAACCAGCCACAGTTGAAACAGACGAAGAAGTTATTGCCCGTATTGGTGAACGCTTTGACATCCTTGATCAAATGACCAAGGCCACAATTGCCGGTGATGTCCGTGCAATGATTGTGGTTGGCCCTCCTGGTGTAGGCAAGAGCTATGGTGTAGAAAAACAGTTGGAACATAGTGGCTTGTTTGATCAGTTGAGTGGTCGTCGTGTCAGGTACGAAATTATCAAAGGTGCAATGACTCCGATTGGTCTCTACTGCACCTTGTATAAACATTCAGACAAGAACAATGTCCTGGTGTTCGACGACTGTGACTCTGTGTTCCAAGATGACTTATCTTTGAACATTCTCAAGGCTGCTCTGGATTCAGGCAAGAAGCGTAGAATCTACTGGAACAGTGATAGTGCCATGTTGCGTCGTGAAGGCGTTCCAGACATGTTTGACTTCAAAGGTTCGTGTATCTTCATTACTAACCTACAGTTCCAAAATCTCAAGAGCAAGAAGTTGCAAGACCATTTGGAAGCCTTACAAAGTCGTTGTCACTTCCTGGACCTTACACTCAACACCATGCGTGATCGGTTCTTGCGTATCAAGCAGATTTACCTCAAAGGTGAACTGTTTGCCGACTACGATTTTAGCACAGAACAAGGTGACGAGATCATTGGGTTTATGGAAGCCAATCAAACTCGACTGCGTGAGATGAGCTTGCGTATGGCTCTGAAAATTGCAGACTTGACCAAAGTGTCCGGTGATAACTGGAAGGCCTTGGCCGCTAGTACATGTATGAAGAACAGTTAACACGGTAGCTCCTGGATAGCGGCAACGCTGTCCATTTTACAACAGGCCTTTAGGGGCCTGTTTTTTTGACTTTGATAAACTAAGTATGCTATACTATCCTTATGCGAACAGCTACAATTATAATTCGAGACGAAGTAAATATCAAAATAGAAGGCCTTGAGCTGGATGCTAGACGTGCTCTGGTAAATGCCTTCAAGTATGATGTACCGGGTGCTAGATACCTGCCGGCAGTGAGACTGGGCCGTTGGGACGGCAAGGTAAGTTACTTCCAACTGGGTGGTAGCACTTACATAAATCTCCTGCCAGATATCATTCCTATCTTGGAAAAGTTCAATTACGATATTGATTTGGACGATCAAAGAGACTACAGTACCAGTTTTGAGTTTCAACAAGTAAACGAAAACACGTTTGGCCACATTGTGTGGGGCCGTGGCCATCCCTTGGAAGGTCAGCCCATGCAGTTGCGTGATTATCAAGTTGAAATCATCAACAATTTCTTGATCAATCCACAATGCATACAAGAGATTGCCACCGGTGCTGGCAAGACAGTGATCACAGCCGCACTCAGCAACGCCGTGGCACCATACGGTCGCACCATTGTGATTGTGCCCAACAAGAGCTTGGTAACACAAACAGAAAAAGACTACATCAATATGCAACAGGATGTAGGTGTTTATTTTGGTGATCGCAAAGAATGGGGGCGCACACACACCATCTGTACCTGGCAAAGTCTAAACATCCTGCTGAAGAATACAAAAAATGGAGTAGGGGACTGTACCATTGGTGAGTTTTTACAAGATGTTGTGTGTGTGATTGTGGATGAGGTTCACATGGCCAAGGCCGACGCACTAAAGACCTTGCTTACTGGGGTCATGAGTCGTGTTCCCCTGCGCTGGGGACTCACAGGAACCATACCCAAAGAACCATTCGAGTCGCAAGCCTTGAAATGTAGCCTGGGGCCAGTGATTGGCAAGCTCAGTGCCAGCGAATTACAAAGCCAGGGCGTGTTGGCACAATGTCACGTGAACATTGTGCAGTTGGAAGATCATGCAGAGTTTACCAATTATCAAAGCGAGCTAAAATACCTGTTGGAAGAGCCCGGCAGATTAGATACCATTGCCAATTTGATCCGGCAAGTCAATGAAACCGGCAACACTCTTGTGTTGGTAGATCGTATTGCCGCCGGACAAGGCATGGTGGGTATCAATATACCTAGGATTTTCAATCTGGTTCTTGTGGAACCTGGCAAGAGTTTTGTGCGAGTGATACAAAGTATTGGACGTGGTATCCGCAAGGCCGAAGACAAGGACCATGTACAGATCTGGGACGTGACATCAACTTGTAGATTTGCCAAACGTCATCTTACCAAACGCAAGACTTTTTACCGGGAAGCCAACTATCCTTTCACACAGGAAAAGTTGCAATGGAAATAAGGTTGACATTGGTCAAATCTGTTGTATAATAACACTATGAGAATACTAACACTGGATAACACTCCATTTGAACTAGATCATCTACCTGAAGAAGTAGACGACATGCGATTTGCCATCCTGGACAATTCAAATCCAGCTGACCCTGATTATTATTACATACCACTGATCTTCTTAGAAAGTTTTACAGCGCCAGCCTTGGTCCTGCGCATAGATGGACACCGAGTCAAGATGCCAGTGGATTGGCAGATCCTGATCGGCGAACCCGATCTAGGAGATTTAGAAATTCTACCACTCACAGCCATCAATGATAGAGGATTCAAAGCATTCCAGTTCAATCCACTCAGCAGTTTTAGGCCCAGTTTTTTAGACATCGAGATCATTGACGTTTATCAAGAGGTTACCTGGTATGCTCCCAAACTCAAGAATGGTCAGATGCTGTGTGTTCCGGTGGGCACAGAGGCCAAACCCGAGTGTGTGTATTTTGTCAAAGACATCAGCAGGAACTGCGAAGTATTAGACTACAACAAGGCCTGGTAACATGGAACAAAGCACAGGAAATCTAAGACCCGGAGCCACATACACATATGAATATGAACGAGGCATAGTGTATGCTCGCGAAGCTGGCAAAGAAAGATTCATAATTGGTTGGAAATATGTGCCTATTGATACAGCATCAAAACCTATAGAAATTGATGAGTGATAAACTAAGCATCAACAACGAAATGGCGCAGTTTGATCGCAAGAATAGACGGTTCTACGACGAACTCACTGATGAAGAAAAGAAAAAGTTCAGCAACTTCCTTATGATCCGCTATGGATCAAGTGTACAAGGTGGCAGAGATCTGCAAGAGTTTTATCTGATCTCAACCAATGAGCGACTCAACAAACATTTTTTTACCATCAATCGACATCCAAAACTACAATGGTTGTGTGCCACCACAGTCAGTCCTGGCATGGGCACACAACGTCATACCTGGATTGCTCCCAAGAAAAAAGAACCTGGCGCAGGCAGCATTAAAAAACAACTGACAGAATTGTTTCCGCATCTCAAAGATGACGAGCTAGAAGTCCTGGCCGAAATCAATACCAAAAAAGACATAGATGCATACCTTAAACAACTAGGGCAAGAAGCAAAAAAATGAATCGATTAGTGGTTAACGGATGTAGTTATATGCATGGTTATTCTGCAGGTAACGGTCATGTTGAGTTGGCTCAACAATTAAACATTGCAAAAGCAGACTCAATTGCAGTTCCAGGATCATGTAATGATCGTATATTACGAACAACTCTTAAAGATTCGTATGAAACTACAGAGTCTACATTCTATGTTATTGGGTTAGCATTTTTAGGCAGATCTGAACTACCAATTAATAATTTTGATGATAAGTTTGAAGGCAAATGGTTAAGTATTGGTAATAACTTTAACTCAACCTTTCAATACCAAGATGGGTGGGATCAAAGGTTAATTGATCAATACATTGATTTGAAACTAAAATATCAAGTCTACAGCATTGACGATCGATTAGAAGATTTAATGTATCGAATATTAAGTACAATTGCCGATCTAAAAAGTCGAGGACATCAAGTGGTATTATATAAACAAGCCACCGACGTGTACGAAAAATTTTATAATGACCCTCGATTTTTGCCGTTAAAAAAATCCACTAGCATAATAAATGGGTTAGAATGGTGTGCAAATGACTGGCAATATTCTCATGGAGTAGAATGGAATGTTTACGATAATAAATTACCACTTAGTGCCAGACACCCCAAAATTGGACAATTTCAACTGTTGAATGAATTTTTAATTAACTACATTCAAGATAATAAATTGTTATGAGTTATACCTGTCAGTACTGTCGAAAAGACTTTATCAAAGAGTCTAGTCTTGCGGTGCATAGTTGCGAGCCGCGTCGTCGTCGACAGGAAAAAGACGAAACAGGAGTTAGAATTGGGCTTAATGCTTATTTAAAATTCTATGAACTTACACAGGGTAGTGCTAAGTTAAAAACATTTGAAGACTTTGCGACCAGTCCTTACTACCGTGCCTTTGTGAAATTTGGTAGATACTGCGTGGATACCCGGGCTGTTAATCCGGCCAGATTCATGGAATGGTTGCTCAAGCACAATAAGAAGATTGATCACTGGGGACGAGATACCATGTATACCGAATACTTGATAGACTACTTGCGTGTGGAGAATGTGAACGATGCCCTGGCTAGAGCCATGGAGTTTGCCATAGATTGGTCAGAACAAACAGGCAATCCTGCCGAGGACTGCCTGCGCTACGGCAATACCAATGCCATGGTCTATGCTGTGACCACTGGTCGCATCAGTGCTTGGATAGTGTACAATTGTGAAAGCGGACAACGGTTCTTGGGTGAATTAGATGCCAGCCAGATAGCCATGATCTGGTCCTACATAGATTCAGAAGTGTGGATGAAAAAGTTCTCTGACTATGTGGCTGACCAAGAATATGTGAAGGAAATGTTACAGAAAGCAGGTTGGTAATGAGTGCAGATATTGACATAGACTTGGCCGACAGAGATCAGTTACTCAAGTTGATCAAAGCCACGCCAGCACGTCAGCTACATCAAGGACAGGTGAGACGTCATAACAGCGGAGTATATGTCACAGATATACCTGTGGATCCTGTTGAGTCCTGTGCGGCCATAGATTATCAAACAGCTGAACAACTGGGCTACTTCAAGATAGATCTATTGAACATGACAGTGTATCAGTTGATACAAAGTCCCGAACATTATAAACAAGTTCTGCACCAGGATCCACCCTGGTCCAGATTGTGGACTGATCCAGAATGGGCCAAACAATTGGTACACATTGGTAACTACACAGAGTTGCTTCGATCAATGCGGCCCGACAGTATTCCTAGGATGGCAGCATTTATCAGTATCATCCGTCCCGGCAAGGCACACTTGCAAAACCAACCCTGGGATCAAGTATTTCGATCTGTTTGGGACGGTGATAGCAGCCGAGGATTTGTGTTCAAGCAAAGCCATGCAATTTCTTATGCGGCCCTGGTGGCCCTGCACATGAATCTAATCAACACGCCGGACCAGAGTAATTGATTTTCTCTTGCTTTTTTTACGGGCCATTTCACTGAGACTGCACACCGGACCATGCAAGATTTGTAGGTCCTTGTTGACAAAAGTACGCAAACACATACGGAACGGGTCCCATTCAGCTTTTAAGAATATGTTTATGGGTATGCTACGGTTTGATTCCCACCACCAAACATTGGCCAATTCTAAAAAACGTCGTTTACTTGGCAGATCTTGTATGTTTCCAAAGTCGTAGATCGTGGTGATTGAGTCATCTTGATTTTGTATGATACCCACGTATTCTGTGCTGGCATACACACACAGGGTTATGAATGGATATTTTTCTGCTAGTTGGTTGAATATGTCATTGGCCATCTGGGGTATTTATACCCAATTTCCATCATGGTTGCACAATCGCTAAATAGCATGTATGTATTCAACCACCGCTTATCTGTACCAGCAACGCACACGAGTCCTACTCCTGGACACCAGCGACGGTTCTACATTCACATATAGGTGGGATCCTGTGTACGCTAAAAAACTAACAATTAACAAAGGTGTTGACAATGTGATTTTGTTTGAATTCATCAATCAAGATCAAAAACCTGTCAACATCACCGGTAGCACATTTGTATTTCGTGCCATCAGCCAGTCCGGCGACAAGATTCTATTGGAAGCGCCCTTGGTCGCGCTGAGCTCTGCCACAGGCCGAGCCAAGGTCACATTGACCACTGACGAACTTTTGGCAGTTCAAGCACAACCAGCCAGCTACAGTTTGGCTCGCACACAAACAGGTGGGCTCACCGAAGCAGTATTTGTAGACGCACAAGCTGGTGCAAGAGCTCCAGTGGATATCGTAAATTCAGTCTTGCCCGAATTTGTACCCAGCGCCGAGTTGACAATCCCCACACTAGAAGTTTCCAACGAAATCAGCTATGATGGAGCTGGATACAGCAATTTTCCGGGCGGCAATCCTTACTGGTCCGGCAATCCAACTGGCGCAGGTGGCGGCTTTCCGGGTTTATGGAACACAGAATATTTCAGTAGTTTTATTGAACCACGCGGTCCGGTAACCACCATACAAATGGACCTGATTGGTTATACCGGAACTATCAAGGCACAGGCTGCAGAAAACTATCAAAGTATCTGGTACAATGTCACTGAGTCAACCACCTATCTAAACGAAACCAGAACCATACACATGAACATCATTGGATGGCATCCCTTGTTGAAACTGTGTTTTAACAATTCAATTTTTGCCACACCCGAGCCTCCTGGAACACCGGCCATAGCCTATGCTTTTTGCACAGATGGTGTTGTGACCAGCATCACCGTGGCCAACGGTGGAAGTGGCTATTTGGCTCCGCCCACAGTCAGCATTTTGGGCAATGGTGCCGGAGCTACAGCCGAAGCTGTTATCAACAATATCGGAGTGGTCACAGGTGTCACAGTGACCAATGGCGGATCAGGCTATTGGCCTGTGCCAGCTGCCGGAGTCAATGTGAATGCCTATCCAGTTCCACCACAAAGTCAAGGCGCCATAGTGATAATTTCCACAGGCTTTGTGGTAAATCTACTTTACCGTTAGTCCCGATCAGTATTGATCTAGATCAAAAATCATGTTATAATACAACATGATTGATGTCTTGTCCTACTTGCCCGTACGACGCAAGCCCAGTGCTAGTGGCTGGACCAGTTTCAATGCACCCTGTTGTGAGCACAATGGCGAAAGCCGAGATCGACGCAGTCGTGGCGGCATCAAGACCACGTCTGCAGGCTGGAGTTATCACTGTTTCAACTGTGGATTTACTGCCAGTTTTGTCCTGGGTCGTACACTCACATTCAAAGCACGCAAGTTATTGGGTTGGATGAATGTGCCACAGGAAGAAATAGAACGCATCAATCTAGAAAGTCTACGGCAACGAAACATAGAAGGCATACTCAGTGAGCGTCAGCAGTTGTCAAATCGTTTACAAAATATCGAGTTTGAAGAACGGGATTTGCCCGCCGACACACAACCTCTGAATGAATCTGCTGTGGAGTATTTAAAGCAACGCCAGGCGCCATTGGACTATCCATTTTTATATAAAACAATGCCACGCCCTGGCATTGTGATTCCGTTTACGCATGACAATCAAGTAGTAGGGCATACAACAAGATTTTTAGATAACCGCACACCCCGATATATCCAAGACATACAGCCGGGCTATGTATTTGGCACAGACTTACAAGGCGCCAATTGGCAGTACGCAATTGTAGTCGAGGGGGTGTTTGATGCGCTCAGTATCAACGGACTTGCTGTACTACATGCCGATGTCAATGATGCTCAGGTACGACTCATACGTAGTCTGGATAGCGAAATCATTGTAGTGCCCGATCAAGACGAGCCGGGCATGCGCCTGGTAGATCGTGCAGTGGAACTGGGCTGGGCAGTAAGTATCCCTGACTGGCCCGCGGATGTAAAAGATGTAAACGATGCTGTGATTCGTTGTGGAAAGGTAGCAACTTTGATAACTATCATGCAGGCCAAAGAAACCAGTCGAATAAAAATTGAACTAAGGAAAAAACAACTTGTTAAAAGATTACGGACTTGAAGTCCAACGCCTATTCTTAGAAATGATGTTGCAAGACGCAGAGTCGTATGTGCGTGTGCAGAACATTTACAATCCAGAAAACTTTGATAGAAGTTTAAGACCTGCGGCTGAGTTTATTGCCAAGCACAGTGACGATCACAAGACTTTACCTACAGTGGAACAGATTGCAGCCAGCACAGGTGTGCGACTGAATCATATTCCAGATCTGAATGAAGGTCATTTTGAATGGTTCATGGACGAGTTTGAAGGCTTTACTAGACGTCAAGAACTGGAACGTGCTATTTTAAAAAGTGCAGACTTGCTGGAAAAGGGCGAGTATGATCCTGTGGAGAAACTGATCAAAGATGCAGTACAGATCAGCCTGACCAAGGACATGGGCACAGACTATTGGTCAGATCCCAAAGCACGTATTAACAAATACTTCAACTCGGGTGGGCAGGTGTCAACAGGTTGGCCACAGATGGACAAGATCTTGTATGGTGGATTCAGCCGCGGTGAACTCAACATATTTGCTGGTGGATCTGGATCAGGTAAAAGTCTTGTGATGATGAACATAGCCTTGAGTTGGTTACAGGCCGGACTCAGCGGCGTGTATATCAGTTTAGAGCTGAGTGAAGAACTGTGTGCCCTGAGAACTGATGCCATGCTGGCTGGTATGAGCACCAAAGAGATCCGCAAGGACATAGATCAGACTGAACTCAAAGTTAAGTTAGTTAGTAAGAAAGCTGGACAGTATCGTATCAAGGCCTTGCCAGCACAGAGCAACATCAATGACATCAGAAGCTATATCAAAGAAGTGCAAGTGCAAACAGGATTGAAAGTGGACTTTGTCATGTGCGATTACTTGGACTTGCTGATGCCTGTGAGTGCCAAAGTTAGCCCCAATGACCT